TGTATAAGACGGTATTGGATGGTCAAATCATCGCAATGAAAAGCGTTCAATCCGGTGCCGCCATTATTTCAAAGCAAGTCACAACGCTTTCGAATGGGGCGTTGATGACTGCTGCTGCTGACAACCTTTCCTCCCTCCTTTCAAACTGAGTTGAGCCATGAAATTTGATATTACACACGAAGGTCGTACAACTTTTTCAGTGACCCGCGAGGACGCAGAGGCTTTGGGATATCCCAAAGCCGCGGTTGACGAGGCTGAACGAAATGTTCGCACAAAATTAGTCAAGCTGGAATGCCGCCGGCGCATTTATGCCGCTGCTTCAGCTGAAACCCAGATGAACATGGCGACCGCAGCGGCGTTCATATCGTCCAAGACAGCCAGCACGCGTTCCGAACAAGAAAAGGCAGTTCTGGCGGGCATTGACGCATCTCTTGCTTGGGTGGCTGACATGCGGGCAAATGTGGCGGCACTAACAGATGATGCCGATTTGGGCATCTACGATGATGTCCACTGGCCTGAATGTCCGGAAGCAGCTTTAGCTGTCGTTCAGATGTACTAGCTCAACGCCATCGATCGAGATCAAAAAAATCTGTAGTCCGCTTCTGGTTCACAGATGAAGCGCAACCGTGCGTAATCCGAAAAGTAGATGCTTTTCACCCCGGCCAGTGTGCCGGGTTTTCTTTTGACCAAAGGAGAAAGACCTATGGCTGACCTCAGCTACCATCACGGCACGCGACTGTCGGAATCCAATGAAACCCCTGTTCTGGTGCAGGTGGCACAAACGGCTGTCGTGGGCCTTTTGGGTACGGCACCTGATGCTGACCCGGTGAAGTTCCCATTGAACACACCTGTGCTTCTGAAGGGCACGCCAACCGACGCTGTTGGTATTGGCGCAACCGGCACCCTGAAAGACGCGATTGATGATGTGTTCGACCAAGTTGGTGCCTACACAGTTGTCATTCGCGTCGAGGAAGGTGTGGATCTTGCTGCCACCATGTCCAATCTGGTCGGTGACGCGACAGCGCTCACGGGTGTTCATGCTCTGCTGAAATCCGAACCGATGCTTGGCATCAAGCCACGCTTGATTGCGGCACCGGGCTTTACATCCGGCGACGGTACAACCGCCAACCCCGTGGTTGCAGAACTGGTTGGTGTTTTGGATGCACTGCGGGCCGTAGCCTTCGTTGATGGTCCTGACACGGATGACGCCACTGCCATCCTTTACCGCCAGCAGATCAATTCGCAGCGTGTCTATGTTGTGGACCCCAAGGTTCTGGTTTGGGATACCGAAACCAGCACCAACGTCGCACGGCCATCGTCGGCGCGTTTCGCGGGAGTGCAGGCCCGTGTCGATAAGAAGCTGGGTTTCTGGCATTCGCTGTCGAACAAAGCCATCAACGGCATTACTGGTGTTTCCCGTCCCGTCACCTATGGCGCGCACTCGAACTACCTGAACGAAAACCACGTCAACACCATCATCAACACTGGTGCCGGGTACATCACTTGGGGCAACCGTGGCGCTACCGATGATGACCTGTGGGTGTTCCTTGCAGTTCGCCGCACCGCTGACTTCATCAATGAAGCCATCGAAAAGGCTTACTTTGAATTCGTGGACAAGCCGTTCTCGGCAGCGAACGTCAAGTTGATGATCGAGTCAGGCAATGCCGCCATGCGGACCTTCATTGCTGAAGGTGCAATCATCGGGGGCCGTGTCTGGCTAGACCAAGACCTGAACGAACCGATTGCTCTGGCTTCCGGTCGCATCACGCTGTCGCTTGATTTCGAACCGCCTGCACCGATGGAAGACATCCGCTTCATCGCGCACCGCAACATCGAATACTATCTGGAATTGACCAAAGCGGCGCTTCAGGCCGCAGCCTAAGTCCAGTCAATCCGCGAACCCATGATGCAGATGCACCACCAGTGCATCTGCACTGATGCCATCAGATAAATGGCCCATTCAGGAGATATGATATGAAATCGACCCCGGCATTCCTGCTTCGCGATTGTGCGATGTGGCTGAACGAAGACGTGAAGGTTGGCCAAGCGTCAGAAATGACCATTCCCCCCTTCAAGGTGAAGACCGACAAAATCCGCAACGCAGGCATGGTGATGGAGCGTGAAATTCGCCAAGGCTATGAGCGCGAAAATGCCAAGTTCAAAATGACCGCTTTGGACCCGGCAACCGTCGCTGCCATCAACGGCATGCAGGGCACCACTGACACGCTTATGATCACTGGCGCGTTGGTGGATGAAGATGGCACGGTTTCGAACGCGACCTGCTATCTGCGCGGCTTCCTGAAAGAAGCTGATTTTGGCAGCTGGAAAGCTGGCGATAAAGCGGAAACTGACTACACGTTCGTGTGGGAATATCTGAAGCTGGAAATCGGCGGTTCTGAAATGATCGAAGCAGACGACTTCAATGTCTCTGTAGGTGGTCAGTCGCAGACTTCCGACATCCGTTCAGCCCTGCTGCTGAACTAAGGGGCTGCGCACATGGATTTACCGATTGAAGTGAAGCTGACGCGGCCTGTCGTCGTCAATGAGCAGACCTACGACAAGCTTGCGTTCGATGAGCCTGACCTTGACGCCCAAATCGCCTACGCGGAACTGGAAGCATCTTTTCCAGAGCCCAAGATGGTAGAACAGCCGGACGGTTCTGAACTGGCGGTGCATTCGCCTATCACTGCCGCGAAGGTGAACCGCTTCTGGCTGGCCCGTCTGTCAGGTGTCTCTGAGGCTGTGGTTGGCAAAATCAAGGACTCGGACCTTCAAGCCGTCAACGCTGCAGCTGAAGCCGTCTTAGGGCTTAAGGAAGGCAAAGGTGACGGTGCTGGTTCGGGAAACGAACCCCCGGCAAAGTAGCAGAAGACCTGCGCTTTGCCGCCGGATTTGTGGCATCGGTGTTTTCGACACCATTGCCGCAGGTCTTGTCGATGAAGATGTCAGATTTCAATAAGTGGCATGAAACTGCACAGAAGGTGTGGGATTCAACGCGGCTGAAATTTGAATAGCTTCAGTCGTCCGCCAGTGACTGTTGAAAAGCGTTTAGCGTGTCCCGGTCGTTTGCACGGTCGGGGCCGCTTTGGTGGGTGAAAGCCCGGTATAGGATGAACAGCAGCAGCGCGAATGCACCTGCGCCCCATACCCCGCCTGCGTAAACGCCCAATAAAACCGTCGCGGCGATGGCGGCAGCTATCATCACAATGGCAAAAAACATCGAAAAAATATCCATGCCATAAATATAGGCATATTACCCTACAACTTCAAGGTGTGTAGCGACATGGCGGACAAGCGGATCAAAACGGAACTGGTCATCAAGGCAGTTGACCAATACTCGTCTGAAATTCGTAACATGACAGGCGTCACCGGCCGGTTTGCGTCCAAGGTACGGTCGGAAATGGGGCGTATGCAGGACATGCGTGGCCCGCTTCGATTGATTGAAGACTTTCGTCGTCAGCAAGCGGTGGTTCGCAAGTCTGCTGATGCGTTGGATGGGGGGAATGAAAAGACCCGCCAGCTTTTGGCGACAATTCGCGCGACCGAGAACCCAACAGCCGCAATGCGCCGTGAATTTGATCGCGCGCGGACAGCGGCTGGCCGACTTGAAGAGAAGCATCGCCGCAATCGCGCAGAACTGCGCGGCCTTCAGGGGCAAATGCAATCTGCAGGCGTTGATACGTCTGACCTTGCTGGTGAACAGCGCCGTCTAGCCGGTGCATTGGATGCCGCCAATGACAAGTTCGCACGGCAGGCTGAACGGATGCAGCGCCTGAAAACGATGCAGGACCGCATTGCTGAAGGCCGCGAAAGAATGCAGCGGTCGCTTGCTACCGCTGCGAACCTTAGCTTTGTCGGCAATGCTTCAATGCAGACCGGGCGGCGCATGCTGACTGGCATGTCTGCGCCAATTATGCAGGCGGTCGAATTCGAAAGCGCCATGTCAGATGTCCGCAAGGTTGTGGATTTTGAAAGCCCGGCGGCATTCCGTGCGATGTCTGAAGACATCATGGAAATGTCCGCGCGGATTCCTATTGCCGCGACGGGTCTGGCAGAAATTGTTGCGGCTGGTGGTCAATCTGGCATTGCTCAGGAAAACCTTACCCGATTTGCTGAAAGGGCAGCTAAAATCGGTGTGGCCTTTGATATTTCTGCAGGCCAGTCTGGCGATGCAATGGCAAATATCAAGACAGCTTTGGGCCTGACGATTGACGAAACGGTTTTGTTGTTTGATGCGATGAACCACCTATCAAACAACATGGCTTCTACCGCCCCGAAGGTCTTGGACTTTACGACGCGGGTTGCTGTTGACGGTAAGGTTAAAGGCTTTAACGCCACCGAAACGATGGCGTTTGGTTCGGCTATGATTGCGGCTGGTTCAGGTGCTGATGTAGCGGCTACTTCGTTCCGCAACATGGGGCGTTCCCTCAATTCGGGGTTCGCGGCGACACCCGCAATTCGGGCTGGTTTTGGCAACATCGGCTTGGACGCTGAAAAAATTGCGAAGCGAATGCAGGAGGATTCCGTTGGTACGGTTCTTGACGTATTTGAACGCCTTCAGAAGCTTCCGAAACATATGCAAGCAGCAAATGCAAAGCTGATCTTTGGAGATGAGGCGCGGGCGCTTGCGCCCTTGATCAACAACATTGATTTGCTCAAAGATGCACTTGGACTTGTTTCGGAGGAGCAATCATACGCAGGCAGTGCTGAAGCTGAATATGCAGAGCGCGCAAAGACCACTGCAAATAACATGCAGTTGCTGCGTAACCAAACTACCCGATTAGGCATAAGCATTGGTGAGGTAGTTTTGCCGCCTTTGAATGAAATGCTTTCGAAGTCGCAGGTATTTATCGACAAGTTGGTTGCGTGGACAAAGGAAAACCCAAAGCTGACCAAAACACTTGTGATGGGGGGCGTTGCGCTTGGTGCCATGGCTGTCGCTGGTGGATTCCTACTTACAGCTGCAGCTGGTCTTATCGGCACCATGGCAGTCTTGCGTTTTGGTTTGGTAGGCTTGGGCGCGCGCGCCGTGTTTGCGGGTGGTGGGATTGCCAGTCTAGCGGGCCGGTTTGCTGGGTTAAGACGTTTGCCGCGTTTCCGCTTGTCGCGTTTGGTTGCCCCATTGCGTTGGGCTGCTGGTCTAATCCCCTCCATTCGTTGGGGTGCTTTGGCTGGCAATCTTCGCTGGTCTTCCCTCATTAGGCCCTTGGCGTGGATTGGTCGCGGTGCGCTTCGTTTTATCCCCGTAATCGGCTGGGCAGCGCTGGCTGGTGAGTTGGCGTGGCATCTGCTGATTAAGCCAATGAGTTGGGATAAATATTTGCCATCCATTGATTGGTCACGAGTTTGGGGTGCGTTTTCGTGGGAAGGCTGGTTGCCGGAAGTCGATTGGTCTGAATTCGTTTCAGCGATTGAGTGGCCGGATTGGGTGAGTGGACTTACATGGCGGTCGCTTTTCGTGCCATTGGAATGGATGACATTTGTTCCAAGGTTGGTCTGGCGAACGTTCATGCCCGAGATCGACTGGGGTTACTGGTTCACATTTAAGTGGGTAGACCATCTGCCTGACTGGTCTTGGGATTTTATCCCTGATTTCGACATGGCTGGTCTAATCACATGGCCTGAAGCACCCGATTGGCTTAAATGGCTGATGGGGCAGGATGATGAAGCGGCGCAGCTTACATCCCAGCCGATGCAGCCATCCGTCATGTCTGCGCCCGGAATTGAGCAATTGACGCTGGAACAGCAGGCGGCGGCGCGCACGGTTATTTCTTCGCAATCAGCTGGCCTGCCTACTGCGGCCCACCTTCAGGAGTTGCGCGGTGTCGCAATTGCATTGCGGGATGAAATCGCCGGAATACAGGGTGAAATTGATAACCTTGGCCAAGGCCCAATGGCTGCGTCCATGGCACTGCCACATCAGCAGACAATGGCAGTGCGCAAGCGCGAGCTGCAGGACGTTGAAGCCGAACTGGTCGATGCTGAAGCGCGTTCAGTTTCGCTTACTGCAGCGCTGCAGGTCTTGGCCGAAACTGAAGCAACACCTGAAATCAATGCCACGTCAATTGATCGTGCCTTGGAGAAAGTTGCGCGCCTGTCTGCGCAGCTGCGGTCGATGCCGGGTGCAGGTGCGGGTTCTGTTCCGTCTGTCAGACCTGCTGGTGCAAGGGCGTTTGGTGGGTCGGTTCGTGCTGGTTTGCCCTATCGCGTAAACGAGCATACGCCAAAATCCGAATGGTTCGTGCCTTCTGTATCTGGTGGCATCTTGAATGTGGGTCAGGCGCAGTCTGCGTTCATGTCCCATTTTGGTTCAACCACGGGCCAAGGTTCAAGCATGGCGCGCGGTGCGCAGCGCGTTCGGTCTGCTAGCATGGCGACTTTGGCTGCGTCTGCTCTTGTGGGTTCTGCAGCAGCAGCTGCTGCCGGTGGTGGTCCAGCTAACAAGTCGATGTCGGCCCGTGTCGAGATTGGCAGCATCAGCATCATTGCGCCATCTGGTGTGTCTGACCCTGAAGGGTTGGTGGATCTTATTGAAACCCGTTTGGGTGAGCGCATCTCTGCCACGTTTGCGGCCAGCTTTTCTGATTAGAAGGGACACTTAATGTCTGGACCAGTCACCATGGCTTTAGGGCCATTTTTGTTCCGTGCGCATGGCTTTGGCTACACAGATGTCAGCCGTAAACTGGACACAACATGGGCTGAAATTGAAACTGCGGGGCGTATGAACGCCCTGCAGTGGACAGGCCCGCGTTCTGAAATTGTCACAATCAACGGCGTTCTATTTCCGGCGGAATGGGGTGGGGAAAGCACGTTGGGCGGTGTTCGTTTGGCTGCAAAGAACGGGCTTCCGTTAATGCTTGCCAATCGGTCGGGTCAGATTTTTGGGATGCAGGCCATCCAAGGGGTCGAAGACGACAAGGCGTTTATGAACCGTTTGGGGCAAGCCGGTCGCATTTCTTACTCAATCAAGGTCAGGCAGATCGGTTCTGGCTTTTCGCTGCTTTCACTGTTGGGGATTATTTAATGCCGGCTGTTCATGTCACATCTGAAAATGACGCCTTGGATTTGATCTGCGCACGCCACTACGGTCGCCAAGCTGGTGCGGTCGAACAGGTTCTGGAAGCCAACCTTGACATCGCACGCGTTGCACATCGTTTGCCTGTCGGACTGACCATCGTGCTGCCTGACATCGCCACCAGCGGCCAAGGTCAGCAAACGGTTAAGCTGTGGGATTAGTCAGTGAAACCAGACCCCGGTCATGAAGCAAATCAATGCCAGAAGTAGTGAACCCGTGGCGGTCCAAAGCGATTTCCAAGACGGACCTTTCGACACTACGGAAAACACTTCCATCGCAGCTGAGAACAGAAACAAAACGGCAAGAACCATTGCCACATAATAAATAATCATCCGAAAACTTCCGTGGTGAGAAATGTAGGTGAGCATGACGCATCCAAAAGTTCTTGTCGATATTGACGGTGTCCCTGTGTCGGGATTGTTTTTTGAACGTCTGGTCAGTCTTAGCATCACAGACCGCGAAGGCATCCGGTCTGACACCTTGGAAATGACTTTCAACGACGCTGCCCCACATTTTGCCAGTCCAAGGCGCGGTGCGGTCGCGACCGTAACCATTTTGGCTGGTTCTGGTGGTGGATTTGCTGGCGCCTATATCATCGACCGTGTTGACCATAGCTGCCTGCCTTACACGATCACGGTTGGGGGGCATTCGGCTGACTTTCGTTCTGACATGAAGACAAGCAAAGCGCGGCATTGGGATGACACATCAGTCAAGGATATTGTCACGGAAATCGCTGGTGAATACGGTCTGGACCCTAAGATATCAGATGCGGTTTCGGGCCACGTCTATCCTTGGATTGGTCAGCAGGATGAATCGGACCTGAACTTTTTAGAGCGTGTCGCCAAGCGCCATGGGGCTTTGTTCACGATAAAGAACGGTACGCTTCTTTGGTTGAAGCGGGGTGCGGGTGAAACCGCTGACGGCACATCTGTCGCGGCAACGGTCATCATCCCCACATCAATCGTCGAAGGCAGTTGCCGCGTTTCAGAAAACGATGTGGACCGGTTTGGCAAGGTTAAGGCGTTCTATCAGGACCGTGGCAGCGCAAATCGGCAGGAAGTCACAGTTGATGGTGACGTGGAAGCTGATGGTGAACACGTTATCCGTGAACCCTTTGGTTCCAAGGCTGAAGCGCAGGCAGCTGCTGAAGCCTATGCGCGCGAAATGTTGCGCGGCTTGATCAAGACATCATGCGCAATCGTCGGGCGTCCGGGATTGATGGCTGGCCAGCCGGTCACGTATCTCGGCGTCCGTCCGGGCGTCGATGGTCGCGAATTCATCACTGAAATGGTGAAGCACTCTTACACAAAATCAGGCGGTCTCCGGACGTCATTTGAAGGGAAGCTGAAGGCGAATGACTGAAGAAGTGAAACTGACCGAACTTCAGAAGTGGCGGCGCGATATGCCTTCAGCATTCAGGAAATCATTTATCGGCATGTTCGTGGGCGGGGTGACGGCGGGAATCGTCGCTTATTCCACCGATGTGTGGTCAGGCATAATGGCTTGGTCTGAATATCCCGAAAAAGCGCTACTTCAGAGGGAAGAAGACCGCCAGCTGATGATGGATAACGCACGCGCCATCGCGCAGAATACCGAAGCGATACGGCGCTTGACCATTCCAACAGATATTTTCGAAATCAGTGACCGTTCGGGGCCGATTGACGGTTACTGCATTGATGGCGTCCCGTGCGACATGAACATCCGCGTAAGGCGGAAGGTCGCGGCTTTAGCCTGTCAGATAGTGCCGGGCACCGTGGACTACTACTATCGCAATCCTAGAGACAATGAAGTCCATGACGTAATCACATTCGCGGGCGCGGCTAAGGATGTCGGCACATCCTACATCAACCTTCCATTCAAATTTTCAACACCGCGTCGGCTGCGGCCCGGTGCGGAACTTTGCGTTCGCCCAAGCTATGTCAGCTGCCCCGGTATGAGCGCCAAGGATGACCCGATTGACCCTGAAGAAGAGTGCTTCGAGGTGCCAATTCTTTCCCAAATGGAGGCCGATACGAATGAATGAGATTCAAAATTCGCTGAATAAGCGTTTCAGGTATGCCAGTGACGAAGGGGATAATTGGCGCATCATGGCTGCTGAAGGTCCGGTTTCCGGCGACTGTGAAGACTATTCGCTGACGCTGGTCTGGTTATGGGAGCGGCAGTCATTGCTGCGCTTCTGGTGGGCGCTGGTGACGTTTAAGTATCTGTTCTGGCACTGCCGTTCGCCGAGTGGTGGTGGGCACCTTGTGGTCTGGTGCCGTGGGCGCGGCTGGACTGACAACATACAGCGCAAGCTGGTCGCAAAACTGCCAAATGGTTACCGCCTGCGGTTCCCATACTTGTTCCCGTTGGTTGCGCTGAAGTTCCTTCTGCGTCCATTGCTGCGCCTGCTTTAACACCAGCGCAAATCCACATCAATTCAACCTGACCGGCCTGTCTTTTTAGGCGGGCTTTTTCTATGGAGAATGGACATGACTATGACCATCAAAGAGCGTCAAAAGTTGCTGAAGCGTTACGGGTTTTACCATGGCCGCATCGACGGCATCGACGGACCCAACACATCGGCAGCAACTATCGCTTTCAAACAGTCCAGGGGTTTGCGCGCGCGCGACTATGTCGGCCCTGTAACTATCATGGCGCTGCGGAAGGCAATTCGACCAGTCGCAGCAAACATCGCATCGGATGGGGAGCGCTACCCGATGCCGGTTTGGCTGCGTTTGGCGTACAGTCACCTAGGGCTACGCGAAATTGTAGGGCGGCATCACAACGCTGAAATTTTGGGGTGGTGGGAACGTCTTTCGCTACCGTTCAAAGACGATGAAACACCATGGTGCGCGGGGTTCGGAAACGCGATGGTGCTGGCCGCTGGTCTGCCTATCGTGAGCAAGAACCGTGCGGCCGCATTGGGTTGGCGCTGGAATGGGTACGGCACCCGCCTTGATGGTCCCGCCCTTGGGGCCGTCATGTCGATGGAGCGCCCCGGCAAACCCGGCAGCGGTCACATGACGTTTGTCGCGGGTCGTGACCGCCATGGAAACATCATGGGACTTGGTGGAAACCAAGGGAACATGGTTTCAATCAACCCCTACAGCCCGACTGCACGCAACGCACAATACCACTGGCCGGAAGGATCACCGACACCTGCAGAAATTGGGCTCAATTCCCTGCCGGTTATCACTTCAAGTGGTGCCAAGCTGACCAACGAGGCATGACATGCTGAAGCTTTTCGGAAAGTTTGTCATCGGCGGTCAGTCGGGTAAGCGTGAACAGGCGTGGGCGGTTTTCTTGTTGTGGTCCATCGCTTTTGGGTGGTCCGCTGCAAAAGAGGCAGCTGGCAGTTCCCTTGAGGGAACACAGGCTATCCTAACGCTTGCGCTGCCCTTGGTCATTGGCAACCTTACCGTTGCCCATGGCATGGAGTGGGTCAGTCGCC